CGGTTTCGATAACCTCAGTTAAGTCTCCAAAATTAACTTCGCCACCTCTCGGCGATCGCTTTCCAGCTGGAACACCGACGCGAAAGTTTTTCCAGTTTTTGATCTCTTGACCAGTAGTGGTATCTCGCTCCGCAATGAATTCCTGAATGGTAATTCGATATCGCATTTTCCCCACTGGTCCAGTATCGCCGCGATAATTCGTCATGGGTAGCTTGTCCTGAGATATTTCGTAATCAAAGACTCGTAGGCAACCAGGTGTTTGCTGTTGGATGTTGTGGCTTCACCTCGATGCTCAAATCGGGCCGTGCAGAGAAGCAACAGGGCTTGCTTGTGAATAGCTGGTATTTCTTCAGAAGTAGATCCATAACCGGCCACAAATCGAATCGTAACCGCATCATGGCGACCGTGCGTAAACGGCCAATACTTGTCCCATTTCAGCTCGATTTCTGGGTATCCAGGGTTCGCACCTTGGCGATCGTGGATGAAATCATACTCCGTTGCTGCAAGTGTCTGCTGAACTTCTCCGCCATCGTAATACTTGATGTAAGTCACCGCACTTGCCGGCCTGACTGGGAGACGGATTACATCGCTGTAAAAATGATCGATGGTCCAGTCGTAAACCGTTTGAGCGAGACAAATCCCGGTGTCGCGCTCAAGTTCTTCGATTGCACCATCGATCAGCATTTCTAAATGCGTGTTGTGGCTTGGTTCTTCAGGAGCAATTTCAAGTTGCTTCTTGAGTTCCTGAACCGTTATCGGCTTGATCGTCGCTGCTGTCTGGATTGTCAGTCGTTGACGGTTTGGTTTCTTCATAAGTTGGTGTCACCATCGCCGCAAGTTTTTCGTTCTTCAATTTGGCTTGCTCCTCAAGCCATTCTTGAGGGTAGACATATCTTACATCCAGATTGTCATCATAGCACGTAATCATTTCCTCCAAGTGACCGATTTTGACTCCAGTGTGGCACCAGGCTGTGAATCCAGATTCCCTAAAATTGTGCCAGAAATAGATGTCTTCATCGACCTTGTTGCTTTTTGTTTCCCAGCCTCCTTCGTCGTTGGGTTTAGAGAGAAACCATGGCTTTTTAAGGTTTCGCAAGCAATCCGCTCGAAATAGCGACATACCAAAATGCCCTGTGTGGATCGGTATGATCGCTCCTTTTGGAAACCTGGCCTCTCCGTCTACCCCAAGGGAAACAAGGGGCAGCTGTCCGCCGCGACGCACTTGCAGTGGAACTAATGCGTCGAGGTTCTTACGGATGCCATCAAACACGATTTCCCGAATGTGATCGCCGGTAATCATCGAGTCCCAGTCGATGGTTAACACGTAATCGACTTTATCAAGATTTTCCGTAATAGCTCTTGTTAAGCATTGCCCCCAAAACACTCCTTGAGTGTGGACTAACGGGATGCCAAGCTCTTGGAGAGCCGATGTAATCTGCAAGAGCGATCGTACCGCGCCCCAGCGACCGCAAGTCATTACTGCTGCAATCTTGATGTTCTTTGTTTTGTCTTCTGCCTTATCTTCTACTCCCATAGTGCCCAGTCCTTAATAGCAAAAATGTCCCAGTAAAAAACACGAAAAAGATAGTGTCGTTCGCTAAGCCAACAAACGATATTTGCTAATCGATCAGCGTCGCCATTGTGTTCGATCGTCATCATCACTGGCTTGAAAAGCACTGAATTAAGCCCTTCTAAGACTTCGACTTCGTGCCCTTCAACGTCAATCGACATGTAGGTAATGTCTGAGGGTGCATCGAAGGATTGCAAGATACTTGTGATCGTGTCGCAAGCAATATTTGTTCCGCCGATTTTGTGGCCAGCAAGCATTGGATCGGCGACATTGAAGTCGATGGGCAAATGGCCATCTTTGTTAGAAACCGCCATGTTGCAGCAATGACAACTGCGATTCTTGCGAAGCTTCGAGAACGTTTCTGGATTAGGCTCGATGCAAAGACCATCCCAACCTAATTGCTTTTCGAAATAATGCGTATTCGAAAGTTGCATTCCATCGTGGGCACCAATTTCCACAAAGTATGGAGAATTGTTTTTAACAATGCGAGCTTGATTTTGGATGAAATGCTCGCGAACCCATTGATCTTGACTTAGTTGACTCTTAAACAATGTCACAGTGTAGCCCTCACTGTTGCCCAAGAAAAAAACGCCCCCAGCGGGCTGGGCTAGAGATCGCTGGGGGCTCTCCGCAAGTGGTACGGCACTTGCGGATTTTACACTTACTTCAGTACGACCGCAACGTCGCCCATTCCGACTGTACCGACTGGCGTTGAGTCATTCCACAATTCAGCGATCGCAGAGCACGAAACAGGATTGTTGGTCGAGTTCGCAACTGAGATTTCAAGCCGTTGGTATCTCTTACGGATTCCAGTCATGGGAATTCCATAAGTAATCAACGTTCCGTTGGTGTTGCCGCAATCTTGCGTTGAAATCTGCAATGAAGAATTGTGCGTCGTAAAGCTGGTAGCAACTGTCGTGTCGCTTTCTTTGATCGCGACAGCTGGTCCCACTGCGTTGGTATTGAGTTCCGTTCCGAACGAAATTCGCAACACAACATAATCGGCTTGCGAACAGTCGATATTCGCCGTAGTAGTTGAGTTCGCACTAAGCGATTGTGGCCGAATCACTTGTTCGGCATGCATCATTTGACCTAATTCCATGTTTGGAATTCCTTATAAAAAATTTGGCTATTCGATGAAAATAATCGCTAAGCCGCTAAGCCTAGCGTTGAAAGTTTTGCCCAAACCAAATGCTTAGCCCATGATCATTTCAAGCATAGGCCCCGATTCGGTATCGGTTCCAACTTCGTGAACGTTAACGTCCGCACGTTGCCAAGCTCGCAAAGCGATCTGGTTTCGCTTCCAGTAGACGTTCGTGTTAGCTTCGACACTCATGCCGCGACGTTGCCCAAGCTTCGCTGACATCGCCGCATCACCAAAGAATCCGAATGTTTCACCAGTGATCGAAGTCAACGCCTTTGGCAAGCAGTTTACGAATTCGACATCGTAGCCCAAGAATGTTGGGCCAATACGTCCTGCAAGATCTGTCTTTGTGTTCCCGCCTCCAGCTGCCATCAATCGTTCCATTGCCGCGTGGTAGCATGCTTTGTTGACGTAGAATTTCATTCCCATGGCGTTGTCGTAGTTCTTCATCGCTGCAAGCACGTTATGGAAGTAGGCGAGCGTCAAGGTGCCGTAAGTGGTAATGCCTGTCGCAGTGACGGCGCAACCAGCTTTCAGGGCGCTTTTGAATCCTCGCATCCCACCATAGGTGCTTGTTCCGTCGCCAATGAATCCGATTTCATCTTCTTTCTTGGCGAGCGATCGACCGAACATCTGAGCCATAAAATCGGCCATTGCGATATAGGCATCCTCGGAAAGATTGCGTGACATGCGAGTCATCGCGTACCAATCTTTGGCTCGCAAAGCAACCTGGTCGAATGTTGGGTCACTTTCGTCATCCCAGTCCACATCACTTTCGTCGCCGAAATAAACTTCCGCATCGGTCAAGCTTCGAGGAGCGTAGTCGATCGCGGCGGACATTGGGAAGACACCGACGTTTCGGCGAAAGACACCGTATTTTTCGCGAATCACCAAGACGGCGGTTTCGAATTGCACTGGAGTCAGAACGCCGGCAGATTGATTGTCCGTGGTGGTAAGCACGTTCAAAAAGCGAAATCCCATGTCCTCCGCTTTTTGCTTGGCGATGTTGCGGCCTTCGCCCGAGAACGAAACTGCTGCCAAGTAAAGACCGCAGACATAGGCGTCTTCGTTGTTTTCGAAATACTTTGCTTTCGTTGCTTTCGCTTGAGCTGGAATTCGCAATCGATCCATCGCAAAGACCGGATAGCCATCATCCAAGGCATCATTTGGGCCGCGTGGTGGTTGCCCATTCAAGGGTTGATCAACGCGACCATTAAGCAAGTCTTGCGTGATCTTCTCAAGTTTGATTGCCCGCGACAAATCGACTTGGAGATGATAAACATCGCCGCGTTCGCCGATGATCTTGTCAACGTCGCTTTTTTCTTCAGCGGTTAGTTCGCGGTTTTCTGTCTTGGCAAGCTCTGCGATCGCAATAGCTTGAGCCGATTTCTTAGCGATTTCTTCGCGTAATTGAGCACTGGTTTTCATGGTTCACTCCGTTGGTGGCGCATGAAAAAAGCGGCCACCGAAAAACATAGAAACAAAAACAATAGTTTCTAGCCTTCCGATCTAAGCCGCTAACGAGTTGCTCGATCATCTGCTAACACGAATAATCTAGGTTTACAGATTACCGATGTCAAGACTCTTAGACTGCGCAATCGCTTGCCTGGCCTTCGCCAAGATCAAGTTGTAGTCTGGGTTGACTGCCCCAAAGATCGGTGACGCCGATTGCCGAACATCACTAGGAACGTTCTTGAACAGTCCTTGCGGAGCTACTGGTTCCTCTTCTGGAGCATTTGGATCGACGGCATCGGCGAGTCCAAAATCGATCGCCTCTTGCGATGTAAACCAAGTTTCCGCTTCGAGCATTTCGAAAATCTTTTTGATTGGCTTGCCGGTTTTTTCGTTGTAGATGTCGGCAATGTCGGCATTGTATTTGTCGAGAACTTCAGCTGTCTTTCGCAAGATTTTCGCGTTACCAAGCTCGATCGTCCATGGT